AAACCCGCCGGTTGCAAAAGCACTTCCGCCACCACCGCCTCTGAGACCTTTTATCTTGTCAATCAGGCTTAACCCGATATTAAGTACCGGATTGAGTTTGTACCAATTTTCCTTGAACTTGTTCCATAACTGTCTGGCAGTTTCAGCTAACCGGTTAAAAATCTTAACACCGGCCGAAGCAGCTATCGACCAAGCTATTTTAAAGTTTTTATACAATGTACTTGCAGGATGCAATAAAACATTCTTTATGCTCACTCCAAAGTTTCTCCAACCGGCTTTAAATTTCGCCCACAATTCCGATGCCGTGTTTCTAAGCGTATTTATGATAGATACCGCGCGATTGCCCCAATTCGTCTTGAAATTGTTCCATAACTGCGATGCGGTATTTTTAAGTGTATTGACAATGGAGATTGCCCATTTTCCAAAACCGCTTCCTTTGAACCTTTCCCACAATTCGCTTGCAGTAAACTTAAGTAAGTTAGTTATTTCAATCCAATTATGGCGTATTCTGTCCCACTCATTCTTAAGCTTATCCCACAGCTGTTTTGCGGTATTGACAAACTCATTTCCGATTGAGATTACCCAACTTCCAAGCCAAGAGTCTTTAAAATCTTCCCACATTTCTTTCGCGGTATTTTTAAAGTCGTTGACAATTTCAATTCCGGCTTTTGCGACAGTCTTCCACGCCTTTTTGAAGTTATCCCATAATTGCTTTGCGGTGTTCTTGAATACATTCGTTATCTCGGCGACAATCTTTGTATTTATTTCCCATGCCTTTTCAAGCTTTGGAAGGACATTATCATCCCACCAATCATTAATAGCCTTGAAAAATTCGGTGTCTTTTATCTTTGCAATAATTTCTGTTGCAAGCTTAATGATTATCGGCAATCCTGGAGCACTTCCGGCAAGTACCCTTGCGATTACTCCTCCTACGCCGCCTTCTTCCCAGGCACCTTGATAGCTTCCCCAATTGAAGTCAATCAATGCACCGGCTAGTGAGAACACAAGTTTGGCGATTGAAACAATTATTTCGCCAACATCAATGTTGTTTACCATTTCTACAATGGCTTTGCCTAATTCATTCCAATCTACACCGTCAATAAAACCTCTGACAAAATCAATAGCATCGCATATGGTGTCGCTTATCCATTTTCCAACGCCCTCCCAATTGACAGAAGATACACCGTCAGACAATAGACTGCCTATGAATTTTCCGGCTTCATACCATTTATGGTTTACAATTGTGTTGTAAATTTTATCCGCCCATTTCTGCGCTTCATTCTCCATATTCGCAAAGGCTTTGTTCCAAACCTTTTCGTAATTTTCCGTGGCCTTAAGGATTTCGTCCGTAAGGTCAAGCGTATCTTTGGCACCTGCAGTTTTGCCACTACTTGTATCGCTCTGTTCCGTAAGCTTATTGATTTCATCAAAACCCATAAGCTGATTCTGCCACTTTTTAGCGGCCGCGGCTGCATTATCGTAGCTGTCCGCAACATCATCTACGGCACCGCTTTCCTCTTTGTAACCGCTTTGACCGAAACTTTCAAAGTCAATCTTAATTCCCATAAGGGACGCAATGTTTACTAGCAGTCGCTTAACCGCAATCGTAGCACCGTTGATAACCGGTAAAACCTTTTGCAGCATAGGTATAAACAACTGACCTAATACCATTCCGGTTTCCTTGAAGTTCGTGCTAAGCTGACGTATCATATTGTTTGGCGAATTTATTGTCAATCATGTTATCGCATAGGCTCTTTATCCTATGCTTCTTATAGTTTCCTATAAGTTCAGAGTACATTATCACCCACGTTTTACGTTTGGTTTGGTGGTAGCCACTTCCACCTCATACTGTCCTTTATACAGTAGTGTCGGACACTCTTGGGAAGATTATATTTATTCACTTCCTACTCGTTACGATACTCAATAACCTTTCGCTATCTATTGAGTTATCTCGGTATTAGCATAGCTTAAAGCCTTAGCCTTCACCGATTTTGCCCGATTGCCATAAGATATTTCTATTCTTATGCAACACTTGAAAGATAAGTTAATCTGTAAACTTTCTTTCGTTTATTAGCTAAATCGCCCCACGATACTTTACTTTGGTCGAGGATTGCAAGAACTCTTAATTGCTGTTTTTCCATTTGCGACATTTCGCTTATGGATTTTTCAATGCCTAAGTTATAGGCATATGTCTGTAATGTGGCATTCGTTATATCAATGCCGTACTTGTAGAGTCGGTTGTTATCGTAAGGCTTTTTATCCTTACTTCTATACCATTACAGTATAGTCCAGCATAGCTTTTTACCACAACACTCTGCGTGTTGTATTGCCCGATAGTGTGACCTCTTGGAAGAATTATATTCTATAATATCTCAATTATAGGTTCATCTTCTATGCGTTGCCCCTGTATATCATTTTGCCGATACACTTCGGTTCGGATTGTGGTTGCAAACCATTTCCCCGCTTAATTTCACACTTTTTACCCATAGCCTACTTGGCAATTTCGCTATGGTGGGTACTGTTAGTTGCTTCGCATTGTTTACGCAACTAACAACTCTGCCCTTGATTGACCGATTAAGCCGCTTTGTAAATTCGTTGCTACCGTTGAGTAATCAACATTAAAAAGTGAACTTATATCGCCTGCAAGCATTGTCATTGACTTTGCTATTGCGGTCGTTGTCTCTCCGCTCTGTCCTAATGAGTTAGTTACCGATGCAAGCTGTGACGCATATTGCGTAACCTCTTGTATGTTCAGTCCAAGGTTCTTTGCACCGCTTTCAACAAGAAGTCCTGCATCTATATCAACCTTAAGGCCGGATAACTTACCTAATTTATCGTTTACACGCTTTGCAAAACTGTTCGCATATTCCGTGGCATTGTCATAACCGTACTTTGCAAATTCATCGCCCCATTCCGAACCGATTTTGTTAAAAGCTACGGTATAGTAGTTAAATGCCTCAATGTAATCCGTTGTGCTTCGGATTGCACTGTTTAATTTCTTTACGCCACGGATAACCCAAAAGAAATTCGCGTACAGCTTACCAAACACCTGCGCAAGGCTCACTGTTTTGGCTTTTGCTGTTGTGGCACTCCTTGATACGTTATCAAGTCCTTTTTGTATTCGGTTTGATGCCGTTCCTGCTTTACTGCCTTGTGCCGCAAGGTTGGCAATCGCGTTTGTCATCTGTATAAGATTATTGCTTACCTGCGGTGCCGTCGCCAAGGTTGCCATAAGGTTCTTAAGTGCTTGTGCCAACTGCGGAATGTTTGTTATTGCCCTGCCCGATGCAACGCCGCCAAGCCTTGATATTGAACTTGTGAGACTGTACAGCCTATTCACATCAAAGCTAATAGAGCCTATATCATTCATCTGTCGGACAAAATTCTGTAACTGCGTCGATATTCCCGGTAAATTTGCCGTGGCATTGCTTGATATATTCGTACCAAGCCTTGATACCGTGTATATCAGATTCGACAGTCCGGTAACGTCAAAATTAAGGCTTCCGACAGAGTTCATTCCTTGTATGAATTGCACAAGGTCATCTTTCATACGGAGCAGGTTATCTGTTCCGGTTGTGGATTTCACACCGCCAAGTTTTGATATTGCGTTTACAAGACCGGCTATTCCGCTTGCGTCTATACTCTGTGCCGCCGCCATACCATTTGCAAGGTTCTGTAGTGCCGAGGAAATCCCATATATCGAGTTTGTATCGACAGATGAGAATTTGGTAAGGCTTCGCGCTAAAGAGGTTATTTCAGCCGATTTGCCGCCTTTAAAACCGGTTGCCGCATCTGATACTTGTCTGATACTTGTCGCAATGTTCATCAGCTTGTGCGTATCTACGCCAAGGCTTTGTGACATCTTAAGCATACTATTAGCCAAGCGGTCTATTGCATTGCTCGCCTTAGTCGCTTCGGCTTCGACTTGTATCTTCAAGCGGTCAATGTCGTTATCTGCCATTTTTGCACCTACTTTCTCTGTTTAATTTATAAAAAAATAAAGGGCAGTACGCCGTTAAGCTGTGCCGCCCTCGTCTTTCTTTGGATGGTTTAAATCCCAATTTATCTTCATCGTGCGCATCTTAAGTACAAACGCCTTGCGCTGTCGGTCAAGTTCTTCCGGAGATAGTATCTCATCCCCATTCTCGTCAACTTCAGGCGGATTTGATTTGTCGCTGTTTGGGCGTTCCGGAAAATCGACTTTCTTTTTGCCAAGAATACCGTTATTTGAGCCAAGGGCAACCATCGGTATTCCGTACTCACGCGACATACTCCACACAAGAGTATCAATGCGCCGCTGTTTCATCTTTTCGCCCTCAATACACAATGCAAGTTTGGTTGGGTTAAGGTGTTTAAACTCTGTTAAGGATATTCCAAGCGAAAAAGCCATAGGGAAGTATTCTTCCCATATTATTTTGTGGAAGTCGGTTTCTTGTGGTCTTGTGGTGTCTTGACGGCTTTGATTGTTTTCTTCTCTTCCTCCGGCTCCGCATCCTTGAGCATCGCTGTTATGCCCGCGAGCTCGAAAAAACCGTCAGTTTCCATGCACTCCGTCAGTTCCATCAACACATCACGGAATGACAGCTTGTTCTCCCTCATATAGTCCTTAAGAAGTTCGTGTGCATCCTCTTCCGGCATATCGTGATGTTCAAGCAGCCCTGCAAAAAAAGCTGATTTAACAATGCCCGGTATATCGCCTACCATAGATGCCGTTCCGTTAATAATTCCGCTTGCTGTCGGTGTTCCGTCAACGGATATGCCCTCTTCAACCATATATGCACCGCTTTTAACCTTAAACATTTTCTGCACGGTGCTCTTATGTTCAGCCGCATCAAAGCCGAACTCTAATTTATATTCATTGCCTTTTACAGTAATAATTTTCATTTTTTATACCTTTTACCTTTCCTCCTATGTCTTACACATAGGAAAGGGGCAGTCCGTAGACCGCCCTTTCTGTCAGTTGTTACTCCGTACCGTTAAGGTACTGCGTATAGTCGGCTGTTTCTGTGTCTGTGCCATTCGATACAGCCTTTTTAACCACGTTGTCAGTCGAATGGCTAACTATTCCCCCGATGTCGGGGTAACGGCTTCGTCTGTACCAATCATCTCATCCAAGATAAGATTGATTGTCATAATGTTAAGTTCATTCTGTGCCTTGCTTGTAATCGGAAGTTTTGAAGGTGGTGTTGCCACGAAAAACTCCGCTTTTGCGATACCCGGTGTTATCTCCTGGAACCACATTCTCTTGCCGCCGTCAAGCTTCTTATAAGCCGTAATCAGATCTTCCCACTCCTTGAGGGTGTCATCTGTCTTGTTGACGCCTACTGCTACCGTATCTGTTACGGTATCTCTTCCGGCAATGTTACGCGTCTGTGCATCTTCAAGTGCGGATGCGTCTATCGCTTCCGGTGTAACCGTAATCTCGTCGATTGAATTGATACGGGTTAAAATCTTGAATGCTGTAGGTTTTGTGCCGGCTGTTGTTTCAACGCCGTATGAAAATGTCACGCCAAGGGTTGATACTCCTGCTAATGCCATTGTGTTTTACCTCCTAATTTTGTGTAAAAAAATAAGACCTTAAAGGTCTTTCAAGTTAGTGTGTCGTTTGCGCCGATTATTCGTCTGAACCGCGCATCACTTCTGTATATTCCGCCGGACGTCTTAATTTCCGGCATCGCGATTGCTTTGAACCGCATCGTTTTAAAAATATCAGCGATAGCACTCATTACTTCTCTTGCATCGCTGCTATCCTTATTCGTACTTACCTTGACTTGCACTGTCGCTCTGACAGCATTAATTGTCTGTCCGCCAAGGTCTGCTCCCTCTTCCACGGATGACAGAGAGTGTATGTACGCTGTCGGGAACTGTGGGTTTGACGATGTTTCTTCCTCGTCCGTGACAAACAGTGTCGGATATTTCGCAACAAGCTGTTCTTTCGCTCTTGCTGATACAATCGAATATATTATCTTGTCAAGGTCATACGCCCACTGATTATCACTAGTCATCGCCGAACACCTCTCTTGCTGTGCTTACAATAATCTCTCTGAGTTCGTTTGCCGTATTGTACATAAACGGTCTTGACGGCATACCCTCGGTAAAATACCAATTACCGTTATCACCTGGATAGAACCATCCGTATCTGCCGTCCGTAAGCTGTCTGATTGTCTTACCGCTTGCGTATTGCCAAGTCACACCGTCCGGCAATTCGCCTTTGTATGGACTGCTCTGACCGACTGTGCCGGTTCCAAACTCAACAAACATCGCGTGGTCTGTTCCGGCTACCACCGCCCATATACCGCCACCGCGAACCGATGTTTCGTATTCTGAATGAATGCTTTCTATCAATTCGCGTTTGAAGATTGCATCAAGGTCTGCTAATTGCACTCTGGCAATTTCTACGCCCTTTTCAGCTAGTTTTTCGGCTAATAGCTGACATTTATATGTCAGAGAATTAGAATAGCTTTTTAAGGCGTTTACGGCGTTTAAAATGGATTGTTGCGAAAACATATTGACTGTGATTGTCGGCATATTCTACCTCACATTCTTTTGTAGCAAGAATAAGTCCACCGTCAATCCCTCGTCTGCTACGCCTTTGACAATGTAATCGGCCGTGGTAACGTCAACAAGGTTGTTTTTATCCCTGCCGACAGCCGATGACTTCCATATGTAATCGCCGGTCTTAATCGGTAACGCGCCTTTATCCGTTACTATCTGAAGATAGCTTGTGCTGTCATCAATACCAAATTCCTTTATCAAGACTTCTGATAACTTGTTATTAATGCTCGCACGGAATGTAACCGGGTCAGAATACCCGATTACAGTATCTTTTATGACCGGTATCGGCTTGCCGTCTGCGGTTGTGTATTTCGTGTACACGATGTTTCCATCGCTGTCTCTTTCGTATATCTCTACTCTCTCGCCTTGCCGGGAGTATTTCATCATTTGTTTATTAATTTCAAGCATTGTCTTTCTTTGTGGCCTGCTTGTAAACCTGATTTACGCCGGTACTTGCCAAACCGGAAACAATTCCGACCGCAATCGCATTCAGCACATCATTTGCCGGAAAATCCGGTATTACATACATTCCGATTACGCCCAATATACCGCCTACAATTCCTACAATTATCGGAATTGCCTTATCAGGAATTACCTTAATGGCTTTTGCCGCAAGTCCTACAAGATATGCAATTACTACTATTGCAAGCACAGTTCCTACTTGTGAAAAATCCATCATTCCTTACCTCCGTCCTTCAATCTTATTTCTTTTATTTCTTCATACATTTTAGTTGCCATTCCATTCCCACCAAGCGCATGATAAGCATTGTACATCTCAACAAAGTTTTCATACGCATAGCTTGGAATTTCGCCCAACTTCATGTACTTATCGTGATACTCAATAAGTTGCACGCGCAAAAGAAGCATTGTTCCCTTGCTGTTTGCATCCCTATCTTTCTTTTGCTGTTTTAGGAGCCAGACGATGTAGCCTAATAAAATAGGCAGAATAACTGTATACGTCTGTAATAAAAATTCTTTCACTTCATATCTCCTAACTGTTTATTTGTTGGCACACCGCCCACCACCCTTAAAGTGTGCCGCCTGCGACCTTTACGGTCACGCACAATCTTCTTTTAATGCCCTAAAGGCGTTGTTAAACAACCTATGGTATTTTAGCAAGTGTAATTACGCCCGACATCAGCTTGTTACGCTCAACCCATTTACGGCTTACGCCATTCTCGGAATATGTTTCCATATATGCCTCTCCGGCTTGCGAATGGTCGTACACAACAAGGTTGACAATAACATCCTCGTAATTCGCCATATCTGCCGCAATCTGCTCTTCTGTGTAACTGCTAGGGTAATTACGCCTTTTTTTTATTTCGTTCTCAACCTGCTTAATCAGCTGTTGGATGTACAGATTGTCTTCTTTGCTGTCGAACACAACCACATCTTCTCCGGTTTCATCTTCAATATGAAATTGTTTAAGTCGTATCTTGACTTGCTCTAATATGGTGTATTCGTCCATTGTTTGCTCCTACAATCCTAACTTCTCGATTAACAGTTTTTTGAGTTCGGCTCCCGTAAGTTCTTCCGCATTTTCCACGCCTTGTTTGGCGGCAATAATGCGCAAGTCCGATGTACTCGTACGATTGATTTCCGTTTTTGTATATTCGTGTATAGGCTCATTCATATACTGTGTAAAATCTGCGGTTTTTTCCGGTTCATCCAATGCAATAAGCGGTTCTCCTGCTTTATTCCTATCGCTTGCAAGTTCATCAATTCTTGATTGCTTAACATTCATTCCAGGGCGGGGGTATTTATCCCCCACTCTATATAAATAATCAGAGTCTTGTAAATCAATGAACTTATGAATTACTTTGTAACTCACTATTGCTCACTCCTTAAGCTGATACTGTTGCTTCAATCGTAGACTTGATAATTCCGTCTATTCTTTCAGCAAAAAGGACAATTCCGGACACAACTGTATCGGATGCTGTCATATTGCTGTAATCCGGTGTTTCGTGAATACCGATAAGTCCGGTCTGATCTGATGTAAAATCGAAAGCTTCTCCAAGGTCGGCACCATTTACCGGCACATAGTAAAGAACTATGTTGTCCTTTGCGGTTGCATAGATAGTTTCCTTTGGCACCTTGCTGTCAAAAATCACTGTGCCTAATCCGAGGAAGTTTTCAACATAGGTCATACCAAATGCCGTCTGTAATGTTATCTGTGCCTTAGCAAGATAATCAGCAACATCAAGTGGGTTCATAAAATAAACCGCGCTTATTGCATCGTCCTCAAACTTAACTTGTAACTGTCCCCAAGCCTGCGCAAGTGCTGCCTGGAATGAGTCGCCCTTAGCTGTTCCGGTTCCGGTTGCAAGGAATGTGAAGAAGTCACCTCTGATGCCCTTTTGAACATCAAGTAACATTCTGTCGGTTGTCATCTGTACTGCCTGATCGTAGCCGCCATTGATGATTGCTTCTGCGGATGTTGCTTTTCTCCACTTCTTAAGCGTGATTTCGGCATAGGTTACTGCCTCTGTCTGGTACTTAGAAAGCGGAATTGTTTCGCCTTCGGCTACTGTGCCGTCCTCAAGTGTTCCGGTTGCCTTATAAGATTTAAGTGTATAACCGGCCTGCTTTGGAATTTTTCTTGTTACACCAAGTGCTTCAACAAGCTTCTTGATGTTTTCGCCAAATAAATTGACAAATTCTACTTCCCTTGCTCTTACAAGGTCTGCCTTTTTGATTAAATTCGCATCTACTGCCATAATTTACCTCCTGTTTCAGCTGAACAATTCCATGTTCATTGCAATAGCTTTTCTTCGTTCTATTCTGTCTGGAATAGCCATAATTTGCTCTTTAGTCATGCCGGAATACTCTCCACCGACATTAACTCTAGGTCGTGACTTCATCCATTCAGTCTGTGCTTCTGCGACTGCAGCTTTCTTTTCTGCTTCAATAATTGCCGCAATTGCGCTATGGTCTGCGTCCGAAACCGCGTCAATCAGCTTTTCAACAGCCTTTTCAGACACGCTCTTATATGCGTTGACCGCTTTAATATGATTAAGTTCCTTGACGGCTTCCTCATATTTTTCGTTCTGCAGGCGTTCGGCTTCTGCCTTTGCTTCCGCTTCCTGCTCCTCTGTCGTCTGCTTAAGGCGTAACTGTTTCTTGTATTGTGCTGCTTCCGAACTAGCTTTATCGGATGCGCTTTTATACTTTTCTTTTTCTGCTTTTTCACTAGCAAGCTGCGCCATAAGTTCTTCAACCGTAGGTGTTGCCGGTTTTTCAGTCGGTTTTGTGGTTGTTGGCTCTGTCGTTATCTCTGTTACTTTGGTTTCTTCTGCCATAATTTTTACCTCTACTTTCTGCGATTAACGTCTTCTCTGACTTCGTGCGATATTTATTACGCCCTTTCTCTAGGGCATATAAAAAGCTACTAAAGGTCTTGCCCTTAGTAGCCTATTTTTAATTATTTGCTGTTCTGCTCTTATCTATAAGAGGACTGTTCCCGACTTGATCAGATAAGTCTTGCATTGTCCGCCCCGCGTTAGGTTCATCCGCTGATGTTCCATTCTTAAAGCCGGCTCGTTGTATTTGTTCGACTGTATCTTTACTTGCTTCCCATACTTCGTTAGGGTCATCAAATACCGGTATCGCATTGAGTACCTTGCCACCGTCAAATCCGGTATTAACAAGTGTCGCAATGCTGTTTACCTTTGTCGAAAGTTCATAAAGCTTTTGCCTCTTGATATTTACCTCAATATCCGCAAGTGTTATCTGCCTTAACGGACTATCTTGTGGTACATACGGACTTGCTTCTATCGCTGCAAGCACTACTTCCAATTCGTCCATTTTGCAGCTTTCGGTTATCATCTGTAATTTGGTTGCCGCTGCTTCTGCATGGTCCCAACCGCTTGCATTGCTTGCCGCAACACCGGTTATGTTAGATGCGTTATCGTTTGTCAGCGGAACATTGCACTTTTCAAGGATTTTATTACGTCTGTATTGAATATTGTTAAGCATTCCGGTGTAGTCGTAATTGATTGCAAGGCTTTCAACTAACGGTGTTTTGCCGTCTGCGGTTGTATAAGTCTGCATCCATTCTCCGGATTTAGGCTTTCTGACTGTCTCGGTAACGTGTTTTACACCGTCTTTATCTTCTGTCACTTCTTGTATGGTAGGGAACTCTACATCGTTGGTGTGCCATACCGCTTGTGTATTCTGCTCGACATCGTTAGTGAAGTCCGAAATCAGAAGATTAAGGTTATCTAATTCCGATTGTTGATGTTCCCATACGCCCATACGGTCATATGAGCGAAAATACTCAACTATTGGCACTACACCAAGAGGATTTGTCTCTCCGCTCCGTTGTTTATGTTGCCAACCCTCAGGCTTTGTAAAATCTCCGTTTGCGATTTCATTGAGGTTTACTATCTCAAACCGGAAGTCCTTTGAAAAGCAAGTAAAATAATTATTACCGCTTTCGCTGTCGTGCCTATATGTAACGCCTAACATTGTTCGTTTATCTGAATAATAGCTTGACTTAATAACAAACGATGTCCTTGGGTCTAATATGTCATATGTAAAGTAAGGCTTGCCCTCTTTCCAATCCATATTCACATCAACGTATACGTTGCATACCGCGTCAACCGTTACATATCGTCCTAATTCCTGCGTTTTGGACTTTATCCTCAACAATTCATACTGCTTATTCAGTTCCGATATTGCATCGGCTATAAATCGCTCTTTACCGTCTCCGTTCTGAACAAGCGTTATGGGGTTGCCCCACGCGAAGCCCGTCCAAAAGTCGGATGCCTGATGCGCCACATTGTCTACGCACTCACAATCAATGTCAGGTCTGTATGTCTTTGGGTTCTTACGAATTATCGGCTGCACTCCTGCGTCATAGTCAAGAAGTCCTTGTATTTTGGTTGCATTTTGCGTATGAACCGCATAAGCCTTACGGACTACATCTAATACATTTTTATATGTGATTTCCGGAACATCCGTTGTTATTACAATTCTTCCTGCGTTCTGCATAGCCTTACTACCTCTAACAAAAAGTAACTCCCGAACTTGTTTGGCGTTCCGGGAGCGGTTTTAATAATGTCTTATTGTGTTCTATGTCATATATGACAAGTTTCTTACATTTTTTACACTTAGCAAATGGATTCATAGTAGATTTACCATCATATGTGGTAACTTTGCGCCCACACCGAGGGCAATATATTGTTTTACTTTCCATAATTTTCTCCATGAAAAAAGCACACCGCTTATAAAAGTGATGTGCTTTCTATGTTGTTGCCAAAAGAATAATTTATTTTACAGTTTTTCACGATACGATTATACAACATATTGTAGTGAACTGTCAAGCATTATACTATATTTTGTGTTTTGTTTGCTTTTTCAAATTCTTCTATTGCTCTTTTGTGTAACTTTTTACATCCTCTGTCCGTAATACCTAAAAATTGAGAAATCCGGTGTATACTATATTGCTCAATATATCTCCAATAAATCACTTTTCGATGTCTATCACAAGGTATATTCTTTATTTGCGCAATTATGTTGTTTTTTGTGTCAATATACTTATCTATCAATAAGTCCGTTTCACGTTCCTTTTCGTCGATTTTGGCGTATGCTGTGCCTATCTTGTCATAGTTCGGTGTCGTCTGAACTCGTTCTCCGGTTTGTATTGCTGATATACTACAAGCCAATTCCTTAAGCTGCGCGATTTCCACGAGCTTGTTGTTAATCATTCGATTAAGCCTGCCTACTTGATTCAGATAGTCTTTGGTCGTCATTCAATACCTCCCTATATCGGACTTGACACAATTACTGTCTTTCGTGTCCTATTGCCTTTTTGCATCCTTAACGCAAAGTTTGAAAAAACATCCGGTACATCATCTAGCTGTTTTTTTCCGCTGACTGAATACTGCTTTAAAAGTGCCATCATAACACCGTACGGTTCGGTTGGTGTGTACTGTGACGGGTCCTTAAAGATAACGTGTTGTAAAATCCAATTTGAACATTGGAAAATTCTTGCTTCCTTGTTGGTTTCTGTTGGAATATCAGTAATGTTGCATATCCAACCTTTATCTTCAACTCGCTTATTGACTTCCATTGCCACACGATCACCACCGGCATTTCGTTCAAACTCGCATTCCTGCACCTCATTGTTGACAATTACGTTTGCGGCATTCTCGTATTGCTTTTCGTAGTCTGCCGTATTATCGCACACGCAATCCACACAATAGTAATCATCTCCGTATTTCTGTAATACCGGAAGTACAAAATAGTCGGTTCCTTTGCCTTTTGTATCGCATTGTCCGGTAATAATCTCCGGTTCTCCGTGCGGAAGATTAAGGTATCTGCGGATTTTATCGTCTGGAAACAATAATCCCTCACGTTCAACCGGTTCTTGCTTATATAGGCATTTATAAGAGATTTCGTCCATAAGTAACTGTTGGTCGGCAAAAAACTCTTTGGTAAATCCGCCAAACTCAAAATCAAAGTTGCTTTCTCCGGTTACCGGATCTACATCAGGCATTGCAATTATCTTTACACGCGGATTTCCGGCGTACTTGTTTTGTATTCTGCCGATGACATCCTGCACCGACCACCTTGTAGCGATATGGATTTCTTTACAAGCCTTGCCGCTTGTATCTTCTATCTTTCTCTGCCTTGCGTCTACGGTGTATTTGCTCCACAGCTTATCAAGAATGGTGGGATTTAATGCTTCTTCAATGCCGCCTATCATATCATCAACAAGCAAGAATTTACTTGCGCGGACTTTACCGGCGTTTTTACTGCCTACGGACGTGCATTGCATTGACGGGAATGGTTTATACTTGCCTACATTAAACTGCTCCATTTTGGCGTTTGTGGACGTTACAGACAGCCCTGGAAATATCTCGTTCCAAGTGTATTCATCACTGTTTGTCACAATGTCGTATACACCGTCATAATACATTCGTGTAATATCGCCACTGTGCGAATAAAACAATGTAAAATCCATAGGAAACCACCCTATAACGCCCGAATTAAAGAACTTCTCGGTTGTAGTCTTGCCAAAACCCGGAATACCCGATATGCATAATATGTCATATTCGTCATCAATCATTCCTTGCAAGGCTTGTATAAGTCCCATTTTCTCAAAACATTTCTTTCGGGGCATATAGAACCGTTCACGCGGTTCCCTTTTACGTTCCAAGTATTGAAAATAGTCATCGACTTGTTGGTTTTGCGCTCTTATAAGCACCGGTCGGTAGTATTTGTCTATCAGATCGTAATAAGTCTTATTTGCGAAAGCATACTTTTCCAAATCCCATATTGTACCGCCGGTTCTTTCCATGCAGAAACGCTCTATTATGCCCTTAGAGCGGTCTGCCAACCGCAAGCCATACATTATATCGTTTTCGCCATTTACAGCTACTTTTGCGGCTTCTATGTACGCGTCAATGACCTGTTCGTCTATTCCGTTTCGCTCTATGTAGTTTTCATATCCGTTTACTGTGGAAATAAGGCTCTGACTAGCCATAAAGAAAAGCACCTCCGCTTTTGCAGAGATGCTTATAGACCTCTGCCTATAATTTTTCTAGGTTAGCAACTAACTCCATTTGTTAGCCGGTTAATATATTATTCGTTCTACTGCTTCGTTGCTAGACGGGTACAATTTTCGCACAAGTGCGTCATAATCGTCGATTATATATCGTACCGGAATTATATATGTTTTAATTCCGTAGGCTCCGCTGTGTTCGTTTCAATGCGGCATCCCTTCCAAACATATATTTCATCAATCCCGATAAATACATCTGCCTGCGACAGCTTCTTAAGGCTCTCTCCAAGATACCAGATTTTTTCTTTGCCGTCTTTAGGTGGATTGTCCTCAATATAACTATCAATAAGTTCAAGTGTCTCTCCCTCTAAAGTTTCAACAATCTTTTTCATCTTCTGAATGTTTGCTTTGATTTCTTCCTTTGTTCTGCCTTTCATAGGCACACTTACAAATAATTTTTTCATAAAAATTCCTTTCCGCTGATAATCAGCAATCATTGTTTTAATTCATTCGCGTGCCTTGTCATTTCAATCTGTGTTCCATTTTTATCTTTTGTACTAATATAAACATATTTGTCCTCATAGTTTACCGCATTTACAAGTCTAATTTCCGTTTCATCATCTTTGAAATTATAACAATCGCGCATTGCTGCAATACATTTATTCATCTCTGATATTTTCATAATCTCGCTCCTAACAGTTTATTTTGATTCTCTCTGTCAATATGACATTTTTATCCTCATTCAGAATTGTATTTCCGTTTTCATCTGTTTTATGCCATCGCGCATTAACTTTAATCATTGGACTTTGGTTTGAATGACCGATAAAATGTAACTCCATGTCCGTGCATTTTACTTTTTTGCCATCAATAAACACTTGTGCGATTTTGCCATCAGATATTATTTTGATTTTTTCTTCCATTACTCATAAATCTCCTTGTTTCCTCAATTATTTTAGACTCCATAGTACGAGTCATTTCACTGCGGCTTTGTGGCAGTCTGCCAAACTTTTCCAAAGCATATTTTTCTACCGCTTCTTTTGAAATATCTATGCCATAATTTACCATTGCTTCTTCAGATGGCGGTTGATAACCGGATAAAGGATTGTCAATGTTATTCATTTCTCATAAACCTCTCAAAATCTTCCATGCACTCATAGCATAAATCGTAGGTTATATTTAAAGTGCCGTTCGTTGTGATTGAGTTCCTACACAGCAATCCTGCTTTTATCTCTTTACCACACCTGTCGCAAGTGTGCCATTCTTTTTGATGTTTCATTCTTTATTACCTCAATAATAGCCATTTTAACCATGTAGGCATATCTGAATTATAAATAATTGCAAAAAGCCAAATTGATATTGCGATACATGCTATCACGATCAGCACTTTTAATATCAGTTTTAAATAAAATTTCATTCTTCCACCGCCTTTTAAACTAATCCTAGCATATGCAAAATTTTATTTCTCATTGCTTGGTGGATATTTTACTGTTCTTCCCGTCCGCGCATCAACAATCTCAATTTCTGAGACAAGTAAAGTAATATCAATCTCTTTTAATGTGTCATTGTGGTACAAGTTCCTTATATCCGTCAGTTTGACGACATTCTCTACTTTCTTGTCATTTATAAACAATTCATACTGGTCACATAACTGATTGACCTTTGAAATTATGATTTTTGCTTTATCTTTCATTCTTCCACCGCCTTAATATCCGCCTTCAAATTCCGAAAGCCATTCTTTTAACCCTACATGTGCCCTAGCAAAGCAAAGTTCCATGTCACAATCACTTTCATTGACAATTATTACATCTTCGCCGTCATGTCTAGCTTCAGGATAATCATCAGCACAACCTTTTTTATAAATCAAAATATTCCAATCGCATATTTTGCTATAAGTAATTTCAAGATGCATCGGAAAGTCTTTTGCTTTATCATCAAAGAATTTTAAGAAATCGTTCATTTTTCCACCAACATTCTACCGCACATAGGCTTATTTTTTCCACTTTGCCGTTAATTGTCTCATTGTCTGTACAAATTTCTCTTTATTCTCTACCGCAGATAGGGCAATAATTGATTTTTATATATCCTCTTGCATATTCCCAACTTGAATTATCAAAATACAGTCGATTTTCTCCGTCTTCGTCAATTACTAATATTATTCCGTTGACTTCGTTAAGTTCATAATCTTTTGAGCAAAAAATACTTTTTGTTCTTTCTGTATGTTTTTTCCCTTTTTCATATCCATCTACAGTTTTAAAGTTTGTTTCTTCGCAAAATTCACACATATTACACCCCATATTTTTTGAAATAGTCCGCTATATTTTTAGGTATCTCAACACCTCGTTCTTTTGCTTTTTTACATTTTTTATTTCACATCTGCAGGTATATTAGCAAGTCGAAACCATTGGTCTATATCAATTTGCATATGCTCTAATTTATTATTAAGACCCGTAGAGTCATAAGCCCTTTTAACACATTTATCTCGCGGATAAATAATATGTTTTTTCACATCTCCATAGGTTGTGCAGTCTATCCCAGAACTATATTTTGCACATTTTTCTCTGTATTCGCATATATCGCATTCAGTGTCTCTCTCTTTATATTTCCGTGGCTTGTATTTCTTAAAATCCTTGCATTCACAATCAAACGATGTGTCGTTTCCTTTTTGGCAACTGTAAACTGAATATTCTTCTCCTATTTCTTCGTCAAAAATAAAATCTTCATCACAATATTTACAAATCGAGCAATCTTTCATATCGTCACCTCAAATCCTTGTAAATATATCCAAATCATAGTTATCTCGGATATAATCAACAACATCAGACAGCTTTTCTTTCACATACTCGTCATTCACAATATCAGGATGACAATAAAATGTGCAGCTGCCCTTTTTGCCCTCTACTTTGTATTTCCGGTAATCAAATGTCATTGTGAAAAGCGGAATTCGGGTTAAATTCTTTGTTTTGTGCCGGATATACCAATTTGCCAATCTTTTGAGCATATAACTGTCTCCTTTACCGCAGTGGGTGTTCTCCCGACTGAACTACTATCCGTTGTACAGTTTCTTGCGTGACCAACTCCAACTCTTTTCATATTCGAGTTAAAACTAGCCACACAAGCATTTTAATTATTCAGCAGGGGCTACTGCAACGCCTGCTTATTCGGGAGCTACCCGACCGCTTGATGTGGTGTGGATTTGAACCACACATGAGATTCCGTCAGTTAGTCTGCACCTACGAATAGGGATAAATGGATTTTTATTTTCTAACGGATTTATTGGTGTAATTGCTTACAGCTATTTACCAGACTTGTTCTAGCAATCCTTGTCGCACACCGTTCTCTTAACCATCAATTAGCGTTTACCCATTCCGCCACACATCAATTCACACATAGATGGTTTTGGGATAATACAGATAGCCAACAACTATATTCCCATTTCGTTTATATGCGAAAGCGCAGATGCAAGGAGTCGAACCTTGACGGCATTTCTGCCGGATAGCTTAGCAAGCTACTGTGATACCATTACACCACATCTGCATATTTTGGAACGGCAAGTCCCTACTACTACAATACCTATCTTGCCGTGCCAAAAACTAAAACATAATTAAGATTTCTCTTTATCCACCATACATACAGCCATATTCTGCCACTGTGACAACAAGTCCGAGCCTTTGGGAGCGACCCTAAGGCTTCTTGCCGCTTTCAAGCACACGTGGGATTGATACCCACAAATTTCACGGTTCTTTCGGAATATTATCGTGTTCGCCATTCGATAATTGTTAGAATGAAATCGTGCCATACCGCTACTTTAACGAGTTACTTGTGTTATATCCGGATTTCTCCGGTTTCAAGGCACACTGCTTAATTTGAGATTTTCCGTGATTTGTCCGTGGTCTCTCATTCCGCGAACCTCAACGGATTATTCCTACACCGTAGGCGTCTATTATTCACAGCCACAAGTCCCCTGCCCTTGGCTTCTCTATGATGATACACCACGCAAGCATTGTTGACGGTTTCCGTCTCCCTGCCGTACCTCACAGTACAGCAGAAGATATTAGCATACCCGGTATCCCGATTATGCCTATCTCGTTTTCTCGCGTGTCTCGGCAAGGCTGAAAAACCTATCTGCACCGAGATAATCATGTTTTAAGCAAAACGACCGGAGTCGAACCGACATCAAGGTCAGAAAGGATGAAAAAACCTTTGCTTTTACCAATTAAGCTACGTTTTGCGCCGGTATGCAAACAACCGTACGTCTGCATACCACATACTTTTAAGAGGAGTTATAATATGTCATCCGCCTATCACGGAACGTGGGAAACAAATAAAACCACAGGTTGATTTCCACAATGCCGTTTGTGTGCAGTGGGATACGCACACAAGCAGACATCTTAATGTTCTGTCCGAACAAACCCCGCCGAACCGTCTCTCACGGTTCTTAACAGAATAGTCCTAGCGGAGAAAGGGGGTTCATGATAAATATGGAATACAGATATATCATGTGGGGGAAGAGCCATTCAGCCATCCATCTGAACCCCTTCCCGAACGGGAGCAATGGGAATTGAACCCATATCCCGGCAGTCAAAGTGCCGTGTCTTGCCATTAAACGATGCCCCTTTATGCCTAACGCATATTCGTAAGTTCTTTAGCCGCCGCAAGCATAATCTTTTCATATTTCCTGCGGCTGACATTAGCCTTAACAACTTTATCAAGAATGTTACAGGCCCTAACATCATCTGCGTGTTGTTCTGCCAGATAATCGAATATCTGCAATACTTCACGTCTACTTGCCGGCAAGGTGGTGTCTTTATCAAGAATATCCTTAACGCGGTCTCTATAAGATTTCTGCATTTCTGCCAAACTGTTATACATCATTGATTTACTCCTTTTTGTTTTTTGGAATATTTTGGAATGGGACTACCGGAAAGCCTTTTTATTTTTGCGGTAGTATGAGGGACTTAGTCGTGCAATATATTGTATTCTATTACACCCCTACCCCCTAATGCCTAAATTGTGTGCCATTCTCAAACAATTAATACAATTCAACGCCTTTATGGTTAAGTATGTCGCAAAATATTTATTTTGTGTCGTTATTAAGGTTTACCGTGTCCGGAAAGCCTTATTTTAAAGGGTTTTTTAAGGGCCTGAATTGTGTCTAAATTGTGTATGGTTTACAACTGCCTATTGTGTGTCGTTGTCGGACAATTCCAGGCATCCGGAAGCGGTCAACTGTGGCAGCTGTGCAGCGGTCAGGCTGTCGCGTTGTGGTCCTTCCTTGATTGCCGGCGCGGTCTCGGTGTAGCCGTAGTTCGCCTTCAAAGCAAAAATGCAACCGATACGGTTTACTTCCTGCGCTCCACGAATCAAGTTATTCTCACATTCTCCAAGCCACCTTTTAACCGCGTTTGCGTGAGAAGTACTTAGTTTCTGCTCTATCTCAGCCTCTGGATAATTTAATCTATAACTTTCTATATCTTTTATTATATTATTATTACTATCATAATATATATAATTTCTTCTTACTTCATTTTTCCATTTATCAATAGTATCTTTATTTAAACCTATTAATAAACTAAACTCTATAACTGTTGGGTATTTATTATACTTGTAACATAATCCGGTATACATATCCCATATATTATTTAATAAATCAATGTCGTCATAGTTTGGTTTATTATATTTAAACCATTTAACATTGATATATTTTATCATACCACTAAACAATGTGGTATTGTCTGTTATAGCTGCCGGGTCTGGAAGGCTGTCTACGTATTCATCCGCAAGGCGGCACATATTGCTAGCGTAATATTCTGTCCCATTCTCGGCTTTCTCTGTGTTCCGGCTTGGAATGTAAGTATTTTTTTTCGGCATCTGTTGCGCCTCCTTCCTGGAAAATAAAAAAACAAACGAAAAGAAAATACATCAGGCGGTTTGTTCTGCTCTGTGTATTTAGAATCGTTTGTTCGTCGTGTGCCGGAATTCTCCGGCGATCATATGTGTTAAGATATATATATTGTTGTTGATGTCATCAACTATATCACATAGATTTATTTTTATCAAGTAAATATCAAAAATTAATGTCGGGAATATTTTTTGATTTTCACTTGACAAAAAAGGAAAAAGGGTGTATTTACGCGCGCACGCGCCCGCTCTCTCATATATTAATACGACTGATAAGGAGTATTAATATATATTTTAATAACTAAATCTAAATCTAATCTAAATCTAAGTCTCAGGTTACAATTTGTTACAGTTCTGTAACATTTTGTATACAAGTTGTATACAGATTGTAAACAGAACCGCGCAACCACTTATTTTACGGCATTTTTGAGCAATAAAAAAGAGCGCCCGGAGGCGCTCAACGTAATTAATTATTTTCAAAAAGTCGTTCAATGCGGCGTTTTTCGTCCTCCGCGGCCATTTCGCGTTCCTCCAATACTGTTTTAATCTCTCGAACGATAGAGAATATGCAGTCGCCCAATTTCGCGGGGGTTATGTCTGATAGCCACTCGTACCCTTCCCCGTCGGGGTTAGTCTCGTCAATGTTAGCGTCAACATATCCGAGTATTTCTTCCATCGGAAAATCGACTTCCTGACATTTCAATATCGAATCTATAATTACGCCAATATCACTATTTGTTATTATCATTTATTCCGCCTCCTCTCCGGTCTTAACAAAAGCCACTAATCCGCTATAATAATATATCTCATATCTTCCGGAAATTGTGGTTGCTGCCACATCGCCGCAGTCGTAATCATATATTATCATATCTTTTCCCCTAACTGTGGTAAAATACGACATCATACTATCGTTGAAAGCTTCTGAGTTGTCGAAAATAGCAACTCTTGAAATTCCGTCGCCGTATCCGTTCGGAACAAGAATAGACATGTTGTCAACGCCAATCTTAACGCTTCCGGCGTCCGATGATGTCTTAATCACATTATCGCCGAACATTTCGCGGACTCTGTACCAGTGGCTATCTGGGCGTAATTTCTTGCTGACCTCGGCGTATGCCTGAGTTGTTGCCAATTCAGGGTCTCCAAGGATTTTGTTGATAAAATCCTCTGTGTCAACAGCATTGTGTAAATGCTGCATTATTTCATCGTAACCTTTTACCCAATTGTTGAAGATGCACCCTTTAACGAATGTTGCCTCCGACTGTGCAATATTGAATTTTAATTCATCTTTTATCATAACTTTTTACCCTTTGCGCTACTATGTAACGCCCTTTCTTTATTTGATATATTCATTATAGCGCGGTTGCGCTATGCTGTCAATACCTTATTTTAAATTTTTAAAAATATTTGATTTTTTCGTCATCCGTCGGGATGACCTCCAGAATGTCGCCCGGCTGACATCTTAATAATAGACAAATCCGGTTGATTATCTCAGGCGTTACCATTTCGCCGGATCTGATTAGTGCCGCCGTCCTACTTGACAATGTTTTGTTCTTCAATAATTGCGATTGAGAATATCCGCGCGCCTTGAGTGCTGCGAATATATCTATCTTGTATTTCATCATTATATGTACCTCCATTCTGGAGCGGATCGGCTCCGGTTGAAAATCTTTAAATCTACTATATATATTATAGCGCAAAATGTCAAGATAAATTTTCTAAAAAAAATTCGAATAAGCTATTGACAATATAGCTTTTGTGCGCTATAATCAAGCTATCAATTAAGAAAGGCGCCCAGTCGGGCGAAAGGTAAAATAAAATGGAAATTATTAAAATCGAAAACGAGAAAATCTATTCTAAATCTTTTGGGAAAATGGATGTATTTGAAATTGTGGAAAAAATCCCGACCAATTTTTTCATATGGAATATTGGCGAGAATATGGGGACTCATGACTATATACCATTATGCGAATATCTGCATCCGGGGAATGAAGGCGATCGTAGTATTAATGCAGCAACGCTTAAAGCTATAAAAGTTACACCGGATGAGTGGAAAACGCTTAATAAAGCGGCATCCTGGGGCGTCGGAAATCTTAACCAAGCAGAAAAAGCCTTGAAAAGTAAACGTCGCAGCTATATATCTGATAGAAAAAGAGCCGCGGCAGAACTCACAATTGAAATTTTTCGCAGAATTTGCAAATAGTCGAAACCGCCGCCCGGCGGTCTGCAGGAACGGCCCCACCTGCACCGATGAGACAGGGCACACAAAGAAAGGAGATTTTTGTATGAACAAATTAGAAGAAGCCAAAAAAGCATTTTTGAAAATTAGAGATTATTTATTGAAAAATCAAGAAAATTTTGCACTCGCAAGAGCATATAAAAAGCCTTGGAAGTGGTACAGAGAACACACCACGGAAGAAGCTATTGAAATTTTAAGAAAAGAAGCAAACGCATAGAAAGGATGGATATTATGAAATTATACGAGTTAATCAATGAATATTGCGAGCTTGCGAAAATTTGTGACGCAGCAGAAAACGATTACGAAAAGAACCCCGAAAACGTAGAGGCGGAAAAGGCTTTCGATAAAGCATATAAAGAAGAATTTGACAAATACATAGAATGCGCAAATTACATTGTTAATTGCACATGCGGCAAGGTTAATTTTGACCGCGCGAAATATCTTGTCAATGTTAAATACGCGGAAATCAAGAGATTAGCACTTGAAAGCGGCATTTAAGTCGAAACGCTCCAGATCGGAGCGTCAGCCGTGGGACGGTCTCCCGGCTCTGATGATGGCAGACTAGAAATAGGAAAATTGAAAATATGGAGGATTGAAACATGAAAAAAATCAAGGTTGAATGGTGCGAAAATTTTATAAAAAAGACATTTTCGAAACTTCCGAAATTTGCAACAGGTATAGAAATTGGTTGTTTTTGGAACATGGCGGAAAAGTCCAGACTTTGGACGCGCGGAACGTATGGCTCCCCAATGTCGCAGGCGTTAGAAAAATTAACCACCGTTAAGGCAGTGAAGGAAAATAATGGGAAACTCATATATTATACATTTGAATTAAAATAGCCGCCGCAGAGGATGCCCGCCGGATCACTACCGGCGGCGGTTTTGTAGGGTAATTTTGCCCTAAATTTTAAAAAAAGGAGGTCAAAAATGGGATATCATGACATGACAGGGCAAAGCCTTATTTTGCCCAAAAAAGAAAAATATACAATCGAGGACGTTAGAAGGCTTATCAAAGCCGGGTATAAGCCTAAGGTTGCGCGTTTTATTGTCTATTGTAGTGCCTTGTATCACTTCAAAGGAGAGCCGGGACACGTCGACAGCTTAACCGAATTGAGCGATAACGAGGTTGAAGAACAGTTGTTATAAAGGGGCATCCGTGCCCCCTTTTTTCGTGCCGGTCTCCCCTGGCGGAAATTAAATATTGACGGATAGCACAGGCAGTTTTATAATTGATTTAATTGTACCGTTTTGCGCTTTTGCACCGGTTAGTCTAGCGGCTAATTGTGCCATTTTTGCGGACAATTTAGCGCGGCAAATTCTGCCATTGCGCACCGGATCAGATGAACGGCGGCAGCATTCCGGCGGCGTGTGTCCTGCTCTTGCCGAGTAGTAGGACCAGTGTACCCGAAATCTGAAATTGTTCAGAACCGTCAAAAAAAATTTCGGAAATTTCGCGCGAAAATGAGAAAATGTTGAAAACGGTTTTTCGGGTGCCATATAGAAAGGTAGGGGGGTATCAAAAAAGTTGACCCAAAAATTTTTTCAAAAATTTTTAAATTTTACGGAGGATATATATGCCATTAATAAATCATCAAGGGGAGAGAATTTCATATGAATGTGAAGATTTAATCAAGGAATTAGAGGACGACATTGCTGAATTTGGTGGCGATATGATAGTAGATGTCGTTACTATGAGGGCAAAAGGTGTAACGCTCTACATTGATTACAATTTTGTTGAAGAGGGGAAACCGCCATTTGAATTGAGAGAATATGAGAGCCACAAATTAATGAAAGCATCTATGCTGTTGGCTTTGTTAAAAATGGAAAATTCTATATGTTAAAAGGGATATGGCAAAAGTCATATCCCTTATTTTTACTCTATGAATACTATCGGCGCATCGCCATCAAATAATTTGCTGTCTATCTTCTGCCCTTTGTCCGCCCAAAAACATCGTACCTTTTCAAAACGTCTATGCTTTCTTACAATAGTATATCGGTTATTCAACAAATAAACAGTGCCGAGACAGTTGCGGTCGAATTTGTCTACCGGTATATACGCCGGCTCTAATAATTCTCCGGTTCGCGGTTCGTCATACTCCGTTAAGTCGATTATCTCAACACTTTGTATGTCACATAAATCGCCATATTCGCCCAATGACGGATAAATCGGTGGATTAATTAATGCTTTGCATATCGCATTCAAATCCTCATCATCAGCTTTGATGTAAATTGTCAGATTAAGGTCAGCAAGCATTGCATGATTTTTTATAGCCGCTACCCAACCGGTATGTGAGCCGTTTTCATCATCCGTAATTACGTCCCATCGCTTTTTTGCGTCCGCATTTACCGTTTTAAAATGATAACCACCTTGCCATTCACGTCTGACCTCGGTATTCATAATTCCATTGCCAGAAATAAAGAAGTCTAAAGGATGATAGGATGTCCACTGGCATAAATTGTGTATCAGGCCACATACTGTACTGAATGGCGGTAATGGATAGCAGTCTGCTCCGCACGGTGCCATATGGTCTCTAAAATGTGCCATTTGTTGGAATGTCTTTAATTTTACCACTTTCATATATATTCGTACCTCCGAAAAGTAATAAAAGCCATAGATAGTCTATGACTTTTCCACAATGTGTCTATTTATTATATATTTCGAGTAAATCTTTACATTCCAAAATGGTTACTATTAATATTTGCTACTATAATACAGTGCGGTTTGCTATTTGTCAATACTATTTTTTATCCGCCGTGGATATAATAAGTGCTTTTGCTCCGTATTCAGATTTTCCGATTTCTTCACGAATTTTGTTTTCAGTGATTTCCGGATTAGTTTTCTGCACTCTTTCATAAAGTGCCTTAAGGTCAATCATAATGCCCTCCTTAGTACATTTCTTATAATTTCCTCGGCCATATATACAATCTTCCTGCCATACAGCGACATAAAGTCGGCGACTATTTCCTCGGTCTTGATGTCAAGAAAATATCCGTATTCAAAGGCATATGCGTGTGTGAGTTCGTGGCACAAAACTTTATCAAACATACGGTCAGGCAATCCTTGCTTAATGTATATTGTTTTAACATTGTTGTCCGTCACGCCCAAAGTGTATACACCGTCACTGCGGATTAATAATTTATTATGCCCGTCTACGGCTTGTATTCGCCACAATGAGCCGTTTATCTCAATTACCATAGATTTCCTCCAACATCATATAAACCGCCGTGATAACGTCAATATGCGCGTTACCACGGCATTGTAGTTACATCTTTGTGATTAATGTTGACAGTTTAGATTTTGCCAAGGCTTTCTCTTCTGCTGTCATACCGTCAATCATATCCGTAATGTCTCCGGCAAGTTCCTTGATGTACTCATCAAGTGCTTTCATCTTGTGCTCTTTATCTTCCTTTGTGTTCTCACGGTGCATATCCCTCGTTTCGGTGTAATGTCTCTTCGCCGTGTCGTAGCGGCTTTCGGTTCTTCCGCTATCCATTGTTGCCGGCTCTGTAAAGTACATTCTGCCATAGGATTTATCCATATCGCGGTACATCTCCGGTGTCATATGCCAATAAGGCGGTTCTTCATAGCCGTGTCTGCCGACATATGTTCCTTTGCCCTTTGGTGCAAATCTTCCGGTTGTTTTATAGCGGTAATCGTCATAGAAATGTCTGCCGCTATCTTCTTCCATTTCCTCTGTAAGGACACGGTAGTACATAGCTTCAGCAAGGTCTTTGAGCATATCTGTAACTTTACCCATTTCGTCCGCGTCAATGTGCTCTGTTCCCTTGTCAAGTTCAGCTTTAGCACACTCTGAAAGTTTTTCTATCATATCGTGCATTCTTGATACGTCCATACTGCTACCTCCTAACCTACGCGATTAACCGTGATGTTGGCATTTGCCACACTGATTGCCTGCGTTGAAGTGTTTTTAACCGATATTTGTTCACAACATCCACAAGGGAGCCATACATCCGTTGCCATAGCGACATTGTTAAACTCTGCTACTGCCGCCGGAGTAGAAATCGCAAGTGTTGATAAGTCCGGTTCTCCGTTTATTGCAATCGCAAGAGAGATTGCTCCGGCCGTTCCGCCGGTAGGCACCGCGATATTACCGGAAAACTCTACTCTGTACTTTGCGCGACAGCTGTTAGTCGCACCTTTAACCTGTATCTGGCCGCTACCGGCTCTATGCATAATACAACCTTTGTTGCAGCTAGATGTTGTGTCTGTGAATAACACATTGCTGTTTGCCGCTACAGTCTGTGCGGCAACTGTTGAAAATTCTGCCATTTTTCTTTCCTCTCTTTCATAAAATAAAAAAACCACCAACTGAATATTAGTTGATGGTTTAAAAATCCATTATTTACTTTTTGTAGTCTGTTGCACACATTCCTATGCATTGTGGAGTTCCGTATTTTTCAATATAATCTTCATCTCCGTATCGTTTAACACAAACATACATTGTATCGTGCCAATTTGTTCTCGCATCTTCTATTTTTGAAGTATGGTCAATTACAATGTCTGATATTTCAAATGGTGCATTTGCCGCTCCTATCTCTTGGCAAAAGTCTTTGTGAATTTGGTATATGTATTTTTTCATATCATCAAAGTTTTCAAATTCCCTTGCTGTTTTTAGGGATTCAGCTAATCCACCTCTATGTTGTCTGAAAATAACCATTCTGGCACTCCTTTCTTTTTTCGGAAATTGTACCACGAATTTAAAAATCCATCAACTTAATATTCTGTTTTCAATGTGCAAAAGGGCAAACATTATAGTCTGCCCTTTATCTTCCCGACATTTATGTCGGTAACATCAAGTAATACTGCTTAGCAGACATAATCAAGATAAACTCAATTAAGATACTCAATTATTCATTTTTGCGTAGCTGCTACTTTTAGCAGCCACATCCGGTATTGCAACCACATCCGTAAGCATAAGCGTTAGGATTAGGAACAACATATGCCGGAATAGCCTGAGGATTAACTGCGTTGATAATCTGACTTGCCTGTGCGTTCATAGCCGTAGTCAGAAGTGCATTCTGTCTATCCTGTGATGCGGCAAGTCTTAAGCTGTTGTTTTCTGCCTGCAATGTGGCTATCTTGTCCTGGCATAAGTAGTCAAGGATTGCCCTTGTGCCTGCGTTCTGCGTGTCGATAATGTCCCTTGTGTTGCTGTTCATTGTGTTCTGCAATGCGCAAGTGTTGGTTGCCATATTGTAGTTGACATTCTGAATGGCCTCACGGGTTTCACAGCAGCAATTTGCAAGCTGTGACTGTAAAGCATTGGTATTCTGCATATTAGCGACTGTATCAGCGTTAATAGCCTGCTGAATACCGTAACCGGTCTGCATAATGTTTGTGTTTATGCCGTTGAAACCGGTCAGCATACTGTTGTTTGCAGCATAAAATCCGTCACATAAGCCGTTAGTTATGCCGTCAAGTTTGCTGATAACTGCGGAGTTATCAAAACCGCGCTGAATATCAGCTTGTGTGGCTGCTGTTGCGGCATAGCCACCATTGCCACCGAAACCGCCGAAGCCATTGCCCCAACCGCCAAAGATAGCAAATATTACGACTATGAACCAAAGCCATCCGCCGTCAGTCCATCCGCCGTTGCCGTTGTTACCGTCAATATTGGCGACCAAAGGTACGGATGCACAATTTGAATTAAACATAATTTTTACCTCCGAAAAAATTTATATACTTAACCTTGCAAGAATTAGTATCAAAATGATGTCACTGATTGCCAAATTTACCCTTTACCTGATTAAATACCTCGTCCGCGTTCAGACCTTTTTCTTTGCATAAGTTCCGTGCCATTTGTTCTACGCCCCGCATATTGCCGCTTTGTACCATCCCTAAAGCATTCTTCATGATAGGATTACTCATCATCTGATTATTCCCCATCATCTGCTGTATGAACTGTTTCGGGCCAGCTTTCATCATCTGAAAAATGTTAATTGGGTTCATTCTTCCTCACCGCCTTTGCTTTGAGTTTTTGAATTTTTTCTTTGAGTTGCTAAAGATTTATCAAACCTATCTTCTAATTGCCCGATTTTCTCCGAGAGTTCATTAAACTTATTCAGAAATAGGTCTGTGCTTTCGTCTGATAGGGTAAATTTAAGTTTTTCTGCGTTTGCCGTAGAATTTACCGTATCAATACTTTTTGTGTCTATATGGGGCGTATACACGATTGTCTTAATCGTTCCGTCTGCATTCCACCCTTTGACGTAAATTTCCGATAAATCCTGCTTTGGGAAAAATGCCATTGAACCGTCCATAGGCACCTCATTGGCATTAATGTTGTCAAGGCCTTGCACAACCCTGCCGTTAATGCCTATTGCCTGCGGTGTTACCGGCATCTGTGCCGGCATCATCTGTTCCGGTTGTGCCTGATACCTTTGCATATTCGACATAGAAGCGTATTGATATGGGTTATACTGCGGTACATAGCCGTTAATCTGCTGCTGATAAGGATTGTTTATCATCTTCTGCCTCCTCACTTAAAACCTCTTCTATCGCGTGAATTACAGATGACTGTGTTTGCAAGTCCAACCGTTGCAATTCTTTCCGTGCAAAAATCTTCTCTAAAATTTCATCTGAAAACATAGATTGCCGTCCTCCTTATGCTTAAATTTTGGCATAAAAAAAGCCGCTTAACGCGACACATAAGCGACACAAAAGCGACATCAAGTTCAGATATTCAATTTTCGAGTGTTAAAAAATGCGATAAATACGGCGTTTGCA